ACAGATAGATTTCCTATATTAGTACAGAAAATCTTTCTGGAGCAGTTGATAGGTAAAGAGAAATCAGACGCTTGGGCTCATATACTTAGCGATTATGAGTTCTCATGTAGCTGAACAGATCATACTGTTAAGTATAATACTGGTCAGCCAATGGGAGCTTATTCATCGTGAAGTATATTTTCACTATGTCATCATCTAATCGTACAATATTCATTTCATCAAACGGGTAAAACCGGATGATTTGATAAATATGTACTTTTAGGTGATGATATAGTGATAGCTGACGAATCAGTTGCTCAGTCCTATAAAACTGTTATGACAGATCTCGGTGTAGGTATTAATTTATCAAAGACATTAGTATCAGATGATACTTATGAATTTGCTAAAAGAATAGTACATCGAGGCACTGAAATAACAGCTTTCCCTCTTTCGGCTATGATAGCTAATCATAAGAGCATTGCTGCCTTATGATCAGTTACCCTAGTCGCAAGAGAGCGGGGCTTTGCGCTTGACTCAACAAGCATCCCGGGATTTGTTGCCGATTTCCAACGTAAATGTGGACTAACCCTAAGGGGTTCGAAAACAATTGCGAAGGATCTCGAAGCTATGCGGGTTTTACAACAGGGACCTGGTCATAGTGATGAAGCATGAGCTCTTCAGCACATGTTTCAAACTATGAGAAGGTACCTTCCATGTCGAAGTAACTTAATCCATATTAGAGAAGATCTCTTATATGATTTAGGTTACTTTTTCATGAACCACATGGCCTTGCTGCTCGAAAATCAGTATCAAAAGTTTCACAAGTTAACTTTTAAGTTAACAGGTGATGCTTTTCATCCTGAAGGAATCGAGGGTATGGGTTCCCAAACCTATGCGCCCATTGACATAATGCGTGTCCCTCTAGTCTGGGTCTGTAAAATACAGATTGAATCCCAGAAAAGAGAGGTTGTGACCTTTAAAAGTTTAGCTAACTCAGGCGCTTGAGAAGAAATTATCCGTCTCAAGGTAACCCCTGTAGGCGACTTAAATAAGGTCATAACGCGTCAAGTCAATGTAAAACAGTTGGCTCGTCAACAAAGCTTGATCAAGTTTATCAAAACTAGACAAGCATATGTTAACGGGCTTATTATCGAGCATACCAATAATATTGGTACGTAAGATAGTAAGATCTC